TCCGATTTAATATATATACCATATTCTTTACCACCCTCGAGGTAAACCGGAGCACGAAACTTTATATTAGTTGGGGTTGGAATTCCATACGGTCTAGAATCTATTGTAGTCGTAGTCGTAGATACCTGAACATCATCAGCATTAACGTAAACTTCTGATAATGGGAACGAATTGGGTCCGGGATATCCATTAATCGTTTCTACTATCGAAACGTATATAGGAATATTAGATGTATCTTTTTGTCCGAAGTATAAGTCCACAGCTGTTACAAATATACCCGTCTCATCTTCAACGAAAAATGTTTGACACAGAGGATCTACTGGACATACCCATTGAGCTGTTGCGGAAGTTATACCAGTTGCAACCGGTTCTCCCTCTTTAGTGACAACTTTGTCGTCACCTCGAACTTGTATTGTTTTTGATTCTGTTGAATATGTAGTAACTGGATATTCAACCCAATTTCTAATGCTGGTGACTTTAGGTTGGGTGGACATCAATGTGCCAGTTGAAGTAAAATCAACAATGGCAAAGGATTCTGAAAATAGATCAGATATACCAGATGTTGTAAAGATTATTTCTTTGTCGCCGACAATTAGTTTTTTATTTCCCTCGTTGGGAATTGTTAATAATCCATAAAGATTACCGTAGGCAGATGATTTTGCTGTAGTAGGTGTGTTTATAGTAGATATCGATGCAGTTGCAGTTGATATCGATCCCGTAATATCTTCAGATGAGGCGAAAGTACCTTTAACGTTTGATACAAATAGTATAATGTCCGACCCTGTAGTTTTCTCTATACCCAATAGAACAGCTGTTGCACCGGAGTCGCCAGTTATAACATCCCCAACATTTAATGCTGTTACCTTATTTCCAGCAACTTTTCGAATATCAGCATCCTCTGATCCAGCAACACTCTTTGCGTCAAATGTTCCAGATGTTACAGATACAGTTAATTCGATTGCTGGAGTAAGGTGTCCCGATAAATTAATTTTATCAACAAATATATTAAAATCCGAATCTCTTTTTAATCCCGTTACTACATACTTTAGGGTTGCCGCCCTCATATACGGAATTAAACTTGATGTTATTTTTGATGTTTTTTCTTCAGAATATGCAGCTCTCGTTTCATATGCAGTATGTGCGACTTGATATGAAACATTTTGTGTTACATAAGTTGCAACTGTTTCTGTAACAGAAGGACCAGTTCCCCATATAACATTTTCGGGTGGAACTCCAGATATATCAAAATTTTCGTCGACCGGATGTGTCCACGTTGAATTATTGATTACGGGGTAAGTTAATGTTGATCCAGACGGGTCATGCGGTGCTGCAATAGCTTCGGTGCCAAATTCGACATTTGTTGATACTGCATATTCCGTTCCATTTGCAGTATTATATGCATCTGTAAACGATTGTGTAAATTTCGCGGCATGTGATAGTATTTCATTAGATTGCTTATCCTCAGCCATACCATGAAATACTTCAACCGCTGAGCTATTTTCCGTCTGCGCGGCTTCATTGTCAAGTGAATGATGATTTGACATTCCAATAATACCCATAACAACGGGGTCATTTGATGCTATACCCGCTCGCAAGGTCTCCCATACGATAGGAACAGCTGTGTCTGGATTCGCGGCATTATATTCTTCTGCAGCTTGAACTAATGCAGCAGTTGATTCTTCTGCAGTAATTTCGTATTCTAATTTTGATTCTACGTTAGCGGTCATTGATATTCTCGTTTAATTTAATAGTTTGAATCTCTAATAACAGGAAGTGTCTCGGTGTCAATCCATATATCAGATTCGGGTGTTAATTCTCCTACACCAATGAACGAAACTACGGCGAATGGATTAACATTTGATACTCTAGAACTATTAGAATTTCCAACATATTCAATCTCCGTAAAAGGTAATGTTACTATAGTATCATTTACGACATAGTTCTTTCCATCCCTTTCGGATATTGTTCCATCTTCTTTTAATTTAATATGAGATTCTATTATTGGTGATGTTAATTCTCCGACACCTGTGTTTATAAAACATTTATAATCAGGATTAGTTAAATCACCTACGCCCATATCATTAAAAGAATCAACAATAAATCCATTTTTGAATAGACTGAATCCATCAGGATCTTTTACTTCTGTTGTAGACGTTTCCATTTCTAACATATTTAAAGATGTATAATATTCGAGATTATCAATTCGTTTATCCAATTTACCGATATCTTTCATAGTATATCGACGGTTATTTTTCCGCTTGACTTTAACAGAAGAAGGTAAGACTCCACCGTAAGGCACATTTCCTAGAGTATATAATAACATAGACCCTTCTGGAAGCGATGGCATTTGAGGGGTTAATGATGATTCACCCTTAATAATTTTAATCTCTTTCTTGGGGGTTAAGACAATTCCATCCATTCTCGGAAGATAATATGAATAATCTACTGAAATAGGATTATCGTATTTTAATATACCAAAATTGACATTTTTAAATCCAATGCCATTCTCATTTTGCACTGGTCTGAAATCAATAGAATCTCTGAGATTTGGTTGTATATTTGTATAATCAGCTGAATTGTCATATGATTCAACAGAGAAAAAATCCGGATTATTGGTGAAGAAATGAGTATTATATTCAAAAGCTACTCGAATAGATCCAGTTAAATCGGAAGCAGTATTTCGTTCAATCGATCCTATACCATAATATAAACTAGTTTGCCCAGAATTTAATTTGTATTGTGATGTTATGTCTTTAGTGGCCTCATTATTTGAGTCTATAGTACCAAAGTTCTCGGCTACTTTAACTGATAATAATTTTGTACAATCTGCTTTACCTAATAATATTTTTGATATATTAATATCGTTTGTAGTAGTTAAATCAAAAGTTTCTACCGACAACTCTTTTGTTGCTGGAACAGCGTTAGATCTTTCGATGGTCCCGAATACAGTATAGTGCGTATTTGTGGACAAATTCTTTACCTTAATTGAAGTAGAGGATGTCAACTCAATTGTGACCGGACTTATTATAGTTCCTGCATTACTGCCACTCGTCTCAATCACGGTAAAATTTTGTGGGGTTATTGGTGCGAACACCCCATCACCGACAATTGAAATCTCTAGGTATGTGTTAGATCCTGTGCTAGTATCACCCAACTCTCTTGTTATAAAATATTTGGTATCAGAACTAGTTCCATCATCCTCCTTCAGATCTTTAATGAAGTTATGGGGTAATTTATAGACTGCGGTATTATCATTATTGGCTATGTAAGAATTTAAGACATAAAATATAGATGATGCTATGTTATTAGTATGTACAGATGGATCAACCGTTAATTCAGTCGATGTTATGTTAGTAATTTTATACTTCTCAAGCGGTGAAGATGGATCTGCAGTTATATAATCCCCTTCCTTGAGATCTCCTATAAAATCTGTACCGATACCTGTAATATTGGCTGATCCGATAGTACCGTTTATCGCTCCCATTAACCTATCGTGAACTTGAGCAATATTACCAGTGAAATTAACCGATCCTATTGTATTAGCGCTGTCAATATATAAACATTTAGCATTTTTAGAAAAAGTGTATCCAGAATCGATCAACATATCATGAATATAAACACGATATTCGGTACCACCCAATGTGCCGTTATCCCTTTCAATCCATCTTGCTTTACAAGTTCCTATTTTAGTGCCGACATTAGTCCCCGCACTAACACTGAATTCGTCGTATATATCAAAGTCGATAAAATCAGAACCCATTTGCGAGGGTAGTGTTGACGGAAGATCGATCAATATGTATTTTGGAGTAGATACAGCAATACTAGACCCATCTTCTCTTGCTACATCTCGAGCTCTGTCATTCTTTAATCTTAATTTTCCTGTTTGTGTATGGGAAAACCCCTTTACTACACCTATACCATTTGAAATTTCTACAATATATTTGTCTTCTTGACCAGCATATGTAACTGGGTCTGTAACAGGAGGAATAGCAGGATATGCACCAGAATTTAAATGAACGTTTTTAACAAATTGCCACGTTACATTACCATCCGTAAAAGTTGAAAATGTTGTTAAGAATGTAGGTTTATTTGCTCCCGATGTTCCAGACTTTACACATTTATATGTGTGGGTCAATCCGCCAACCTCTTCTCTAATGACATCACCGATTAGATAATCTTTTTCCGCTACCCAAGTTTCTACAAAGTTGTCACGATCCTCGAGAAGATTTAATTTAAAATCCCTTACAACGTAATCGCCGGATTCATCATATGTTCGTTTAGCTAGTTCGTGTTCAATGACACTATAATTAGGGGTATCTTGCATTAAGCGAGTAACACCAGCCTCAGCCCTATATAATTCTAGGTATCTTGGTTTAGATTCTATATTGGTTAAATTCCCTTCGGAATTAACGGTCAGCGGATATTTTACGAAATTCGTAGATATTGAATATCTATGGGCACCTGGAGCAGCATAATTTGGAGAACCTGTTGCATTATCATTTAGAGTTAAATCCGTAGCAGAGGTTGTTATGTCATGATCCCATTCAATACCGCACGTAAATGATGGTATTGAATCGTATCTATTTAATATAAGATTAGACTGAACTACTTTAACAAAAAATCCATCTATATAATATATACCATTAGCTATAGATAGCATTGAACCAAGACCAGTAGCATCAGTTCCTTGCACGGTTAGGTCAACTCCACTAGACGTTAGAGTGTCATTTGCTTGAAATGTTTTTTGACCAGAAGTGCCGGATGAAATATACCTAACATAAAGTACATTATTCGTATCAGTCGAATCTGCTATCTCGGCATGAACAACTGTTCCTGTAACACCCGAGACTGCAGTCAGCAATAACCCTTCATAGTCAGATAATACCACCCCCGCTGCAGGTGCTACTATTTTAACATAATCTGTTCTAGGAGAATAATTAAGTCTACCATCAATAACAGGAGAACCATTTTTAAATAGATGTTTCCCTATAGAATTAACTTGATTCTGTAGTATTGTTTGAATTTGTGTTAATTCTCTCGCTTGCACAGCTGTGCCGGGACGAAACAATATTCTCAAATAATCCTTTAACTCATCATAGTCATCAAAATAAGGATCTGTATTAAAATTGTAAGACATAATAATTCTCTTTTAGGTATATATTATATTTATATTAGAATGATATAAATGATTTAAACTTGACTCCCTGATTCCCAGAATCAAGATCTCCCGTTACTGAAAATGTTATTCTATTTTCCGCCAAAATAATATCACCAGAATGTTTATTTATCGTCGGTGATTCTATTATTGAAGTAACCGTAAGTGCTGCTTGATCTGCCGCATCTTTTAAAACGGTACCTGCAACGGGATCGGTATTATGTTTTATTGGTTGTAATAGAATTTTAAATCCATCAATAATATCGATGCTTATCACTCTGAATGTCTTTGTACCCATTTCCAATATTGCATTAATTTCCACACTACTTGTGATACTCGGCGTATTAACTAAATAACAAGTTGAACCAGCGGCACCAAAAAACCTAGATGCTACACCATATTGTTCTATACCTTTAATCAATCCTATTTGATTATAATCATTATTTACTATGATACCATGATTATAATCAGAGTCCAAAGAATTAGATAAACACAAAGTCGTGGATTTTAATTCTCTAGGAAGATCATAACCATGTCCCCCTCGAGGTGATAATATAACTCGAAGTGATGCATTCGTAATATTAGTGCCACTCAGATTATCGGTGTCTTGTATAGATATAGTCGCGTAATGATATCCGGAACCATAATTAGTAATTAAACATTCTGTTATAACACCGTCTTCTACCTTTAATTTAACAACAGCGCCGGTTCCATCACCGGTGATTGTTGCGTGTACATTTGATTCGTTATTGGTTTTCCCGTTTGAATATCCAGATCCGCCATTTGCTAGAACAATTGTTGAGATAGACCCATCAATAGCTGCAGCTTCAACAGCTGCCTGATTTGTATCTAGATTAGCATAATTTCCTACATGAATTTCAAATACAGCACCACTGCCGGTGCCATTATTGACTAGAGTTAAATTGGCATAAGTATAACCAGATCCGGCATTAGTAATAGTAATGTCAGTCACAGATCCGCTACCATCTAGTATAGCAGTAGCAGTAGCTGTAACATCTCCGGGCTGATTATTATCCCCATCTATAACTAAAGTAATATCGTTGGCATTATAACCAGACCCACCATCTAATATCTTTATATTTTCATTTAAAATATTATATGTGGTACCGCCGGGAGGATCTGAATAATAAGGATTATATATCTGCCTTGTTATAGGCATCATTCCCGATCCAGCAAATTTATTAATAAACCCAGCCGGTATATCTGCCATATATTTCCATATATACCCATCGCCCCCATCAAATGGAAACTCTTCGGTTCCATTCGGTTGACTAGTTGATGGAGCTCCGTTGTTATTGTTAAGACATTTATAAATTTTATTATCTGATATACAATAAAATTTCTTTGTGCTAACATCTACCAAATCATCATACATATCAAATACTACACCAGATTCCCATTGGTTATCTGGAACAACAAATGCGACATCACCAATAGTGACCTTTTTCGTTGATATCATGTTAGCTCTAATATCCGTGTCGGAACCAAGAGAAACATCATATTCTGGTACATTCTCTATATCAGCCCATGGTACTGTATTAGAAAGAAAGTAATTATAATGACCTGTATTCGTCGCTATATCATCAAATACCGATTTAGCGATCGAATAATGAAATTGAGGTGTTATTTTAGCATTAGACATATTAAGAGACTGTTATAGTCCATGTGACTGACATAGAATCATTTAGTCCTATATTAACAACATCGAAAGTCGTTCTACAAAGCATAACCCCAGCACTCGATGCATCGAATATACCAGCTTCCTTTATTAGTCCGGGATCTTGAGTAATGACACCG